GAGTTTAACGATGGCAGCCTTACAAACAATTATAGATAACTGCAACGGAATGACGATCAATAGACGTAAAGTTGTTGGTCAACAGATTACACGTAATCAGATACCAAGAGTATCTACAACACCAACAAAGAATCCATGGACAATGGAACTAGACATGCCTACATCATTTCAGTATAACAATGCTAGAGCATTAATGGAGTCAGTAGATGTCTTAGATCGTACTGGATACGAAGACGTTACATTTTCAAACAATACAGACTTGAATTGGATTTATAGATATCAAGGAACATTTGCGTTATCACAATTAAACGTATTAACAGTTAGTAGTTTTGTAGGTAATCAACTTATATTAAGTAATTTGCCAGCAGTTACAGCAAACAGAATTTTATTTGAACCTAATGATTTGATACAAATCGCAGGTTTTCCTTATCCATTTACTTCTACAACAAGAGTTACTAGAGGAACTGGCGTAACTGTAACAGTTACAACACATAGACCAAATATTATTACGTCAAGTGTGACTGGTTTAAATATAGTCGTAGGAAACGCATGTACATTTAGATTGTTTTGTCCTAACATGCCAGTTTATAAACTAATTGTAGGTGGCAGACAACAATCAGCAGGTGGAACATTAGTAGGAAATGCATTGATCGAGTGGTCAGATCCATTTCAATTATATGAATACGTAGGAACAAGTTAATATGCAAACAATACCAGCAGTCGAAGATAGTCCTCCACAAATTAATAGTGCAGAATTTGTACGAATAACAATTTATAATGACTATGAAGATATAACAGACACAACAGTTTTAACTGCATCGTCATCATACAAAGACGAGACTATTGATGGTCAAGTTTTCTCTGCTGTTGGTGGATTGATGGCTGTAGGTGGACAACAAAAATCAATAAGAGTTACAAGTGCTGACACAACAGTTGCATTGAGTGGCATACAAGGCACACTTATCAACACAGTTTTATCGACAAAGATACGAGGTAGTGAGTTAGAGATATGGCGTGGTTTTTATGACAGTCAAGGCATACTCACTAGTACAGCAAAAAGATTTACTGGTATCATTACAAGTTATAATATAAACGAAGATCGTGCTGGTAACGAAGATAATTTTACAGTTTCTGTAAATGCAAGTAGTTACAAAACAGTATTGTCAAACAGAGTAGCAGGAAGAAAAACAAACCCAGAAAGTTGGCAGTTCTTTAATTCTGATGACAGTTCTATGAACAACATCTATTCTATTTCTACACAAACATTTGACTTTGGTAAAGAAGTTACTGCTAGTAGTGGTGGCAGAGGACGTGGCGGCGGAGGCGGCGGCGGAGGCGGCGGAGATCAAAGAAGACAAGAACAAAGATGATAATACGAGAAGCAAACAAATATGACTTGCCTTATTTTATTGAATTGATAGAAGAACTATCAAAATCAGAACATATTATGCGTTATAACTTTGAAAAGTTAGATCATACGCATTTAAACATGATATTTTCTACTATTTTAGCAGGCAGAGGTGCAATGTTAGTTGTAGAAAACGAAGAAACAAAGAAATTACATGGAATGGCGGCAGGACTTATCAATCCTCACTTATATGCTCCACATATTTTGATTTTAACACAAATTATATTATGGGTAGACGAAGGATTTAGAAAAACAGCAGGATTTAAGTTGATGCAGGCATACGAAGATAAAACAGACGAGTATATAGAAGAAGGACGCATCAGATATGGTGTAATTACTGCTTCTAAACCGTTATTTGATACAGATTTTAGCAAGTTCGGCTATACAATGGACGAAAAATGCTGGTCACGAGGAGAATAGAATGCCACAGGTAGTAGCCGCAGTAGTAGGTGTCTTTAACGCAGTAGCAGGCTGGTACGCAGGGCTTAGTGCCGCGGCAGCCTTTGCAGTACAAACAGTTGTTGTGTTTGGTGTTAGTAAAATCATGGCAAAACGTGCTATGGGAGGCTTGTCACAAGCAGAAGGTGGAGGCAGAGTACAATTACCACCAGCAACAAACAATGTATTGCCTGTTATATATGGTCAAGCATATGTTTCTCCAGTTATTACAGATGCAAAGATATCAATAGATCAAAAGTTTATGTGGTATGTTTGTGCATTGTCTGAACACACAGATTCTACTGCTGGTAGTGGCTTTACATTCGGTGATATCTATTGGAACGGAAACAAACTAAATGGTATTAGTGGTACAAGTAATAATGTTACTAGTTGGACTAATAACGCACAGCAAACAGACAGTAAAGTTAGTGGATTTATAAAAGTTTACAAGTTCCCTAATGGAAGTACATCAGGTACAAACACAGGTGGGTTATCTGCTACTGCTATACTATCTGACGCAACAACTGGTGGTGGTATACAGTCAAATATACGTTGGAATAGTAGTTTATACACATCTAATGGACAAAGTGCTGATATGACTAACACTTGCTTTATGATTGTTAGAGTAGAGTACAACCAAGATGCAGATATGACAGGATTAGGGTCATTAACTGTTGAATTAAACAATTCTATCAATAAACCAGGCGATGCAATTAAAGATTACTTGCTTAACACAAGATATGGTGCGGCTGTACCTCTTTCTCGCATCGATACAGCATCATTAGACGATTTAAATACTTACTCTGATCAAACGATCACATATACTCCTATAGGCGGAGGAACAGCAACACAGGCTCGTTACAGGGTCAATGGACCAGTCAATGTGTCTAATAATTGTTTAGATAATTTACAATCACTAGTCGATACGTGTGATTCTTGGTTGCAATACAGTGATGTAGAAGACAAATGGAAAGTAGTCATTAATAAAAGATATGACGAAGCACCTAATGCTGTAACAACCACAGATTTATATCATGTTAAAAGTGCATACAATGACACTGATTCTAACTTAGTTGGTGGTATAAACATCAATCCTATTGATCTAAACTCTACATATAACAGTTTACAAGTTGCATACCCAGATACATCAATTAGAGATCAAACTAACTATCAAATCTTTGATTTTACAGAGCCAGGTACAGATTGGTATAATCCAGCACTTTTAAGTCCTAATGAACCAGACAATAAACTAGACATTGATTTTCCTCAAGTAAACAATTACATACAATCTGCTTATTTAGGTGTACGTAGACTCTTACAATCACGTGAAGACTTAGTTGTAAGTTTTCAAACAGACTATTCTGGTATACAAGTAGAAGCAGGAGATGTTATACGAATTACATCAGCAGAATATGGTTGGGACTCACCAGAGTTTCCAGATGGTAAATTATTTAGAGTAGCACAAGTACAAGAAATCAAAGATACAGACGGTAGTTTGTATGCAAAAATACAATGTTTTGAATACAACGATACGATCTATGCAGATAATGCATTACAAGACTTTGAGTTGTCAGAAAACACTGGATTAGAAGATCCTAACATTATTGCAACACCTATTGCACCATCAGTAGCAATTATTAGTGAAGCATCTTTAAGTGCAATCAGAGTTACAGGCACAACACCCTCACAAGGTATTGTACAATATGTAGATTTTAACTATGGNACAGATAGTGACTCANCNACACATCAATTATACAGAACAGTCGCTCAATCATCAGGTAATCCTTATACAGCAGGAACAATCGTAGAGATCGAAAGCAATGACTTACCTATTGGAGATTATTACTTCTCTATTACAGCAAGAAATGATGTAGTGGGCGTTAGAAGTCCTTCTAGTTTTCTTGTTAACTGGTTAGGCTCTAGTATAACTATACCTACTGAAATTGGCATTCAAAATGTGACATCAACTGGCACATTGTTTGAAACAGACGCTGGTAACGCATTTAGTAATGTGTTTGCAGGTGGTAATGTGTTTATTTCAAGTGGTGTTGGTCAATTAGCGGCAAATACTTATGTAACTAATGTTTCTAATTCTACTGCATTTACAGTTAGTGCTGTACCTATTGTAGCATTGAATCAAACAGACGTTCTTGTCAATATGAATGGTATTGATGGTAGTGCTATTATTGTAGATACACTTCCTGGTAATAGAATCATACCTGGTACAGCAAATGGTAATATTATTATTAGCGATACCCTTGATGGTAATGCTGTTATTACAGGCACACTTTATGGTAACAGAATTGTTGCACTTTCTATTGAAGCAAACGAACTTGCGGCAAACTCTATTNTTGCAGGTAAGATAGATGCTCTTGCTGTTACAGCAGGGTCTATTGCCGCTAACGCAGTTGTAGCAGGTACGATTGATGCATTAGCAGTTACTGCTGGTACAATCGCCGCTAATGCTGTTGTAGCAGGTACAATTGATGCTAATGCTGTTACTGTAGGCACGATTACAGCAAACGCAGTTGTAGCAGGAACCATAGCGGCAAATGCAGTTACTGTCGGTGACATTAGTATTGGTGCAGTTACGCCTGGTACTATTGGTGCTAATGCAGTAGAAGCAGGTACTATTGCCGCAAACGCAGTAGTAGCAGGTACTATAGCGGTAGATGCAGTTACAGCAAACACAATTGCGGCAAACGCAGTTACTGCAGGTACAATCGCAGCCAATGCAGTCACAGCTGGTACAGTAGCCGCTAATGCAGTAACAGCGGGTACAGTGGCCGCAAACGTAGTTACTACAGCACAATTAGTTATTGGTGCAGTAACACAA